CTCCCAGAGAAAACGGGAATACTGCCGGTCGGCTTCGCGGATGAGATCAGCCGCCCGGGCAAAGACCGAGATGCCCATGGGCGAATCGCAGTCGATGTTGTTGGCGCTGGGCTGGCGGAAATACGCAAAGAGCGGACGCTCAAGCCCGGAAACGGAAACCTCCGGATCGATGTCCGCCCACTCGGGCACGTCGGTCAGCTCGATCTGCGCGCCCAGCGCCGAATCGGACTTGCTCATGTGTGCCTGATTGGTTATCAGATAGGTGCCGTCCTCAAGGAAGCGGTGGGCTTCCAGACGGGTGTATATCCTGCCGCTGCGTGTGATGCGCTCGGAGAAGATGGCTCCCGTCAGCCGCTTTGAGCTGTCAAAGGACAGGGGATAGAACATATCTGCCTGCACGCAGTCGATCGCTATGCTGCCGTTCTGCACATAGGGCTTGAACACCATCGAGCCCTTTGCGCAGCCGTATTCCACCTGTTCGCGCAGGCGTTTGGAGATAAGCTCCTGAAAGGGAACGTCGAGATAAGCCGCCCGTGGCGAGCCGGTCAGACCTGCGTCCATCTCCAGCGTGACCAGACGCGCGTATTCCGAGGCGATGGCAGCCGCCAGACCGAGGCTGTGGACGTTCTTTCCGTCCACCCACGGAGCGTTGTCGGTGTACATCTTCGACCAGAGGGCAAGTCCCTGCTCCATCTCGGCGCTCATCATAATATCGCTGACCGCGGCTTCGGGATCCTCGCGCAGGAGACTGCGGATGATCTGCCTGATCCACTTGAGCATCTTTTCAAACACAGGCGCTCACCTCCATTCAGCCCAGCGGAATTCCCGCCGGAGTATTGTGTTGCAGAAATAACGGATATCGTCCATTGCGTGATCGTGCTCCTTTATGACCTTGTCCTCGCCGGTCTTGGTTTTATCGTCCCATGAGTAAAGGGAGAATTCCCGGATGCTGTCGCGGCAGTCGGGCGACAGGGCGATCATGCCGGCGTCTAGCAGAGAGGACACCACGCGGATGCCGTCGATGACGTCGTTGACCGCCTTGCGCACACGGTACCGACCGTGACGGCGGATGCACTCGATGAATGACGCCGCCGACGGGTCGACGACGATGTACGAGATGGGATAATCGCCTGCCAGCTTTTCCAGCTCGGCGTAATATTCCTCGTCGGTCTTCTGCTGCCCTGCCTTGCGGCTGTCGTAGTAGTATTCGCGCTCACGCCATGCTCTGCGGCGCTGCCTGTCCACTCTCCACAAGCCTGCGGAAAACGGGTTTGCAGTACCGTAGTCGATGCTGATGTAGAACGCATCGGTCGCGCCGTGAGGGAAGTCGCGCGTCACATGAACGTCGGGGTCGAAGGACGCATACACGCGCCCCTCCGCCTGCTTCCATTCGCCCAGGATGTACCGCTGATAGAACACGCCGGAGAACTGGCTTTCGTATCGCTGTCTGATCTCGGGCGTCAGCGAGGGATTGTCCTCCAGCGTAAAGTGCAGGTGCAGCGCGTTTATCTCGCCGCTGTCGGCGCGATCGATCCACTCCTTTTTGAACCAGTGTTCGGGATGCCCGGGGTTGCAGTTGAACCACCATTTGGAGCCGCTCACCGAACAGCGTGCTATCGCCTGATTGACAAAGGACTGGGGCATCAGCGCCACCTCGTCCAGCAGCACGCCGGCGAGGGTGATGCCCTGCACAAGATCCTGCGAGGCTTCGTCCTTGCCGCCGAATATGTAAAACTTGTTGGTCACCTCAACACCGCCGCGAATGGCGGTAATGACCATGGCGTTATCGCTGCGGCGGTCGGTCATAGCATATCGCTTGCGGGCGTAGGTCAGGCGCATGAACGGCTCAACGATATTACGACGGGCGGAAAGCACCGTCTTGCCGCAGATGCCGAAGTTGCAGTCGGAGAAATTACGCATCGCCCAGTCGACAAATGCCAGCGTCATTATGCAGGTCTTGCCGGAGCGGATGGCACCGTCGCAGATCAGAGCGTCATAGCCCGAATCGGCAAAGCGCACGATCTGCGCCTGTTTGCCTCGCAGCATCAGCTGTCACCGTCCTCTGTTGATTCTATCGCTGCCGACAGCGGGTCGTCCTGAATGTCCGGACGGGAATCGGGCGACAGCTTGTCGGCTTTCTTCTCCTCCAGCTCCACCCGTCTGCGCTCGTATTCGTCGCGGTGACGGTCTCGGGGATTAAGCTCGAAGTAATCGGCAAGCCACCTGAGGGCTGCCATGCGGTCGGCAAGCTTGATGGTGGCGCCGTCCCTGCCCACCTTGACCTCGCTGACGATCTGACCGTCGGTGATGTCCGAGGACACAAAGCGCACGTCGTTGACCTCACGGGTCAGAGCAACCTTGCCGCCGCAGCCGTCGTCTACCATGATCGGACCGAAGGGACCCATCACCGGCACTTCGGCGCGGCCCCACTCAACGTAATCCTTCAGGTCGGCAAAGGCGATGCGCATATACATCTCCACAACGTCCTCGCCCTGAGCGAGGATAGCCTCTGCCTTGATGGCTTTGAGCCGCTGGATCTCGGCACGCACTGCCGGACGGCGCATGACCTCCCATGCGTGGGCGTTGGCGCTGTCCCATGTGCCGCCGAAGGCGCTGAGATAGGACTGCGTGGCGTTGAACGACCGGATGTAGTGCAGGCAGAAGTCACGTTCCTTATCGCTCAGATCTTCCGCTTCCTCCACCGACACGGCAAGCATGGTGTTCAGACGCTTTTCCGCCTTTGCACCCTTGCTGTTGGGGTGCACCTTTGGCGCTGACGGTTGCACCCTCTTTCTGGGTTGCGTCCATCCGTGACGCTTCGCCCATGATTTGACTGTGTTGACAGACACGCCGTACTTCTCGGCGATGTCCTTGTATTTTGCACCGGCGAGATAGTCGGCTCTCGCCAGCTCGTGGTTGGCGGCTGCCATGCTATCGCTCCTTTTGAGAAAATACAAAAGGCCCTGCGAGCCATGCGCAAGACCTGTGATGATATACTGCCCCGACCGCACGATGGCAATCGGGGCAGCTTCCATAGGAGGTACCGAAACAACAGGCAGCAAAATGAATAAAACCTGACTGCTGTATGGAAATCTTCGGCAATATCATCATAGCACAGAATTCAGTCCGTTTTAGTCCGCTCTTTCGGTTTTGTCGGAAATTTCCGCAATTGCGCGCTCATAATGTTCGAACATTGCGGTGTGTTCCAGGTGCACCTTTGCGCAGATATCCCGGAACGGCACACCGCGCTGCCATCGCCAGCGGATAATCGACTGCCCGTATGCGTCATCGGCAAGGATGATTAGCTGCTCGGTGCGCACGATCCTGCCTGCCAGCTCGTCGATCGACCGCTCAAGCCGCGCCGTTGCCGCCTCCAGACGGAGGATCGAATCAGCCACCGGATCGGACACGCCGCCCGTTCCCATGGGCATCCCACTGTTGACCACGGCACGCAGACCGTCAAGCTGACTGCGCAGAGCAGACAGTTCCTCCTTCGCCGCAGCCAGATTTGACTTTGTGGGCAGATATTGTCTGAGTTCAGTTTTGACCTGTTCCGGGGTCATCTGATCCCTCCTTGTCCATGCGATGCAGCTGACGGTCGATCTTGAAATCTATCCGCTTGTTGACATCATCGCCGCTGTCCCTCATCGGGCACAGCTCACAAGTGACCGGATCAGCCGGTCGACCTTCGTTGCGGCACGCTCTGTTCCGACACTCAAACCATTGCGTAACACTCTTCGAGTGATTGGTTGGTACCGCGTGAATGCAGCCGCAGATTTTTACACCTAAATCAGACATCCGCATCACCTCCAAATGTGCGCAGCATGGACTGCTGCCAGCCGGGGCGTGTGTCTGTGTCATCTGGTTTGCCGCCGACATTATTGTCGGTCGCATTATCCTTTCTCTCGCCGTAACTGCAGTAGTCATCAGGATTTTTGCATTCAAAGCCGATGCGTGCGCAGCCTGCCACGGTTCCGATAGTTTTATAGTGCTTGCACCGACTGCACCTCACGACCTCTGCCACGTCGGCGGCTGGTTGTTTAGATATCAAATCTCTCAGTAACCGTGTCAAATGCTCCGGCGCAAATCGTTCTAAATTTGCAATCAGCGCCCCACGCTCAATGTATTCCTCTCTGTCAGGCATCATCTACCTCCTCTCTCAGTTCCTCTACATGGACAAAGATCCCCGGGATCTCCGCCCAGAATTTTTCGATGATCTCCGACGCCACCTGCGCGTCGTCCTTCCAGAAGCCCACGGCGGTCATGCAGTCCTTGAGCAGCTTCTGCAGGTTGTCGGTATCGGGGCGTGTGGTTTTGTATGCGCCGTCGGAATGGCTGCCGGCAGGAAAGCACCATTTGACCACCAGCCGCACCGCGCCGGTATACGGCTGCTCAGGGCAATACTGATGCAGATGGGCGGTCAGCTTGGCTCGGGCCTCTTTCAGCTCCGGCGGATCGTAGATCACCGGCTTGCCACGCACCACAGAGACCTTGTGTTCCTGCTGGGTGACGGTGGGCGGTATCATGTACATGAAGAATTGGTGCAATTGCATTCAACCTCCTCCGTGTGCTTATCTCTTACTTCCTGAAGCGCATCGGCAATACTCAATACGGCACATTCGTTTGAGTTCAGGTCAAACCATGCGCAGGCGTCGCCGGGGCATGGTTTCATTCCCATCAGGGGGCATAATGTCATTTTTGCTTCATCCTCCTTCGGGCGCACGGTGTCGGTGAGTGCGGTGACCACACCCATAGGCGAGCGGTCTTTACGCCCCGCCATGGTGGGTGCACCGCACA